CGTTGGGCAGCAGGATGGCGCCGCGCAGCAGCGCCATATCCAGCCAGTTCTCGTACACCTGAACCAGCAGGGAGGTGATCAGCCAGTTCTGGATGGCCATCCATTCATCGCGTTCTTCCAGCGTGCCGCTTCGGATGGAAGAAAAGCTGACGCCTTCCAGGTCGTTTCCCAGGCTGTGATAGCTGACCGCGGGCAACCCGCTGGCAATGCCGCGCAGGGCCGCCTTGCAGAACATGTCGAACTGCGCATGCGGGTAGTCGGGGTTGAAGGCCGTGAATGAATAGCCATCCGGAAGCACGCCGAAGGTGCCCGGCGTGGCCTCGGTGATGAATTCCGGCTTGCCGTCCGTCCCGGTGGTGGTGCCGTCGGCGATGGCATCGGACGTGCCGTCCGGTGACGTGAAGAAACCCATCTTGGCGGCGCCGATGCGCGCCGCAATCACCGCCGCTTCGCGGTAACCGTTCAGGTCATTGGTGCGGCGCATGACGGCGTGCATCCACGGCACGCCGCGTGTCTGCTCATCCTCCAGCGGGATGTAACCGTGCAGGATTTCGTTGGCCGGCACGCGCTCGCGCGTGCGGTCGCCGCTGGAGGCGTCGGCGGGGTGACGGTTCCACAGGTGATAGGCGACCGGTTTGCACCATTGGTCGATTTCAACGCCCATGCTCACGGCGTTGCGACCATTGCCTGGCGCGACGTTGTAGGTGGTGTCGAGGCGATCGACGTTCAGCAGCTGCAACTGATAACCGAACGCACCGGCGCCGTTGCCGCGCCGCTGGCGAATCAGGTACTCACCGTCGCGCGCCACCGACAGGATGGCCGCGCGGCACACGTCGACGAAACTGCGCTTGCCGGCCACGTCGCATTGATCGGGTCGCGACCACTTCCAGAACGCTTTTTCCAGCGCCTTGTTGGCCAATTCGTCCAGCTTGCCGTTGGGGTCTTCGGAACGTGCTTGCAGGCGGAAGCCTTCCGGCCCGACCACGTTGGCCTTGACCATCCGCCCGAATTTGGCGCCGTATTCGTTGTTCTTGAACAGGTCGCGGGAGCGGGCGCGCATGCGGTCCAGGTCACCGCGCAGCTCGGCGTCGATTGCGGTGTTGATGCTTTGCCAGGAGGCGGTGAGCCGGTTGACCAGCGCGGCGTCGAAACGGCGCTCGGCCTGGCGGGGTAGCTTGGACGCAGACCGACGGAACAGGCCGAACATCACAGCACCGCCAAGATGCGGTTGCCACCGAGGCCACCGCCGGCCAGCCGCTGTTCGGTGTTCACCGCCAGCTGGTAGCGATCGCGCAGTTTCAGCAGGTCAGCCAGCGGGTAGTAGCTGATCTTGCGGCCGTTGATTTCCATGGCGCCGTAGACAGGCGCCTGGCTTTCCAGCCAGCCGTTGATGGCGTCCAGCACCTTCTGCGCGTGGGTGCGGGTATCGAGCCCACCCGTGGCCGCAGCCAGGTTGGGCAGCACGCGCACCAGGCCGGTGCCGATGGTGTGTCGGTCGGTTCCCTTGGTGACGTAGGCCTGCACGCGGTAGCTGCCGGCGTCCCATGCGGCCGTGGTGGCAGCGTCGACGGTGACCGCGTAATCGTCGCCGTCGGCGGTGGCAGACACCTGCAACACCTTGGTGCTGCTGACCAACGTGTAAGCCAGCGCCCAGCCCGCGCTGGCGGGGTAATCACCGCCAGCCTGCTGCCAACTGACGGTGTCGCCGGCCGTGATCTCGGCGGGGATGCTGCACGGGGTCGTGGGAGTCATGCGCCGCAGATTCACGGCGCGACGGGAAATGGTTAAGGCAAACCGTTTCCCGTGCCCGGATCGCAGGACAGGATCTGGCGGATGCGCTTGATGCTGATGCCGTGCCGACGCGCCAGCAGTTCTTCGTGGTCGCCGTGCTGGTACTCATAGCGAATGCGCTGGTCACGCTCGGCCAATTGTGCCTTTCCACTCTCGCCTACCTTGGCGATGTAGTGGCGCTCCCCGCCCCAGTCGGCGCGCACCTCTTGCTCCACGGCGTGCGCCACCTTGGCGGGCAGCTTGGTGTGCGTGCTGATGCGCTGCAGGATGTCGGCGACAAGATCGAGATGAGCCATGGCGGTTACCAGTTGGTAGCGAAGCCGCCGGAACGGCGGCGCGTGGACGTTCCACGGGGAACAAGGGCAACGGACGTCTGGACGTCCGTGGCGGCTTCCGGCGACTTTTCCGGACCCGGCTTTTCACTCGCGGCGGCGAACAACCGCGCCTCGCGCGCATCCCAATCCGCCTTGCTCAGGCGATGCAGGCGCAGGTCCGGGCTGTGGGCGGCGGCGAAGCTGTAGACCCAGGTATCGAGGGGCTCATTGCGGGCGCCGCCCTTGCGCTTTTCGAAACGGTTTTTGGTCGGGTTGTAGGTTTCGCTGACCAGGCCGCCGAAGTACTCCGGCGGCAGCTGCTCGCTGAGGTGTATCAGGCGGGTTTCCACCGGCTTGTCGGCGTCGACGCTGAGGCGGGCGTAGAGCCAGTGCTTGATGCCGACGGTGCCGACGTGGTGGATGGTGACGCCGCGCTTGTCTTGCTTGCCGCGGCGGTTGATGTCCTGCAGCTTGCCCTTGCTGAGCACGGGGGCGTTGTTGGGCACGGCGCCGAAGATGCACAGCGGCCGGCGGATGCGGCGATCGCGCACGTAGGCCTTGACGTCTTCGGTGCGGTGGCCGCCGGCGTCGATGGCGCTGGCTTCCACGCGGATCAGCGCGCCGCAGGCGTGTTCGATGCCGCGGTTCAACAGGTCGGTGAGGTCATCCCACACTTTGTCTTCGGCGGGGTCGCCAGGGAGTTCGATGTAATCCAGCGTCCAGCAGGCCATGCCGCGGCCCCAGCCGGTGATGTGCACGGCCAGGCGGTTGTCCTGCGTGTCGACGCCAGCGGTGACGGCGAGCACACCCATGGGTGCGGTGCGCAGCGCATAGGGCTCGGCGCGGTCCGCGATCACGTTGTGCTTGACCGCGCGCATGGCGGGGTCTTCCCACGGCTCGGCCAGGCGGTCGTTGACGAAGGTCTTGAGGCGCGCGGGGTCGTTTTGCGCGCCGCGCCACATCGCCACCAGGTCAAGCCAGCGCGGGCCCAGGCCGATGGGGTAGTACAGGCAGTTGATGGTGTAGCCGCGGATCTTGCGTTCCGGGTGTTCCGGCACCCAGCGGCCGGCGGCGATGAGCGCGGTCTTGTGGTGTTCTTCGATGCACACGCCGCATTCGCGGCAGACGTACCAGCAGGCGCTGCCGTCCGGCGTGTAGTGCAGGCCGGCCCATTCCAGCGGCTGTTCGTGGCCGCAGTCCGGGCAGGCGACGTGGTAGCGGCGCTGGTCGCTCAGGTTCCACAGGTATTCGATGCGGCTGGTGCCCTGCATCTGCGGGGTCAGGTTCCACAGGTATTCGATGCGGCTGGTGCCCTGCATCTGCGGGGTGCTGATGTACAACCGCTTGGATGTGGCCGGGAACGCGCTGGTGCGGCCGTTGAGCATTTCGACTGGGTCGTCGCCGCCGACAAGGTTGCCGGCGAATTCGTCCAGCTCATCCACGATCAGCGTGCGCACGCTGGTGGACTTGAGGCGCGAGGGGCTGCCGGCGTGTTCCAGGTAGAGCTGGCCGCCGGCGAAATCCTTGAAGGTGCGGGTGTTGCTGCTGTCGCGGCTGGCCACACTGGTGAGCGCACGGTGCGCGGCCGGCGTTTCCTCCAGCATGGGGTTGAGCTTCTGCGCGACCCACTTGTCGCGGCCCACTTCGCCGGGCAGGCAGACCATGACCGGGCCCGGGTTGTGATCCATGGTGTAGCCCAGGCCGTTGACGGCAATCTCGGTCTTGCCGAACTGGATCGGGAACATGCACACGATGTCCTGCACCGTGCTGCGCGCGCTGAGGCAATCCATCGGCTCGCGCAGCGGCGGATTGCGGTGCGTGCGCCACCGGCCCGGCTCCGCGCTTCCCTTCGCCGACAGCACGCGCTCGGCATCCGCCCACTGCGACACGGTGAGCGGCTTGCGCGGCGCGATGGCGCGCGCGATGGCGGCGTGGATGCGCGGGGCGGCAGCGGCGGTCACGCGATCAACCTCCCCTGCCGCTGCGCATCCTCGATGCGGCGGCATGCCGTCTCGAAGTGATCAGGGTCAATCTCGCAGCCAATGAAAGACAGGCTGCGCGCAATGGCCGCGACGCCGGTCGATCCGCTTCCCATGTATGGGTCCAGAATCAGGCGCGCATCCGGCACCATGTCCAGACAGGCGTGCATGACGCCCTGGGGCTTCGTGGTCGGGTGGTAGCGGCGGCCGCCATCTTCGCCAGCCTTTTCGCAGGCCACGCCCTTCCACAGGTAGCGGATCACATTCCGCTTAACCTTGAGGTTCGTCCACAGGAATTCGGCATCCGCGAAGCTGTCATTCGGGCCGCGCCCACAGTGCTTGTCCCACGCGATGAACGTCCCGCCATCGGGCAGTCGCGCGCGATAATGATCGGCGCCGAACATGACCACGGCTTCCGCGAGGCAGAACAGGTGCTCCGGGTCGAACGGCACCGCGTCACCGTGAATCGGGCGCAGCGCATTACGCTTACTCGGCCGGTCGCGCCGGCCAGGAGTGCCGGCCCCGCCGCCGCTGTGCTGGTACGCAATCCCATACGGCGGATCAGTAATCACCGCATCGACCTTCGGCAGGGTCGGCAGGATGTCGCGGCAGTCGCCCAAGTACAGCGTTGCGTTGCCGATGACTTCGCGACGCGTCATGCCGGCACCTGCTTTGCCAGATTCGCGAACTGCCGCGACGTTTCCTCGAGCGCGTGCTCGATCGCCTCGGCCAGGATGGCGCGCGCCTCCCCTTCGTCGCGGATGGCGGCCAGTTGCGGGCCGAGCACGTCGGGCAGGCCTTCCAGCCGTGCGCGCAGCTGGGTGGTGGCGGCGGATATGGCGGCGGCGACTTCGCCGGCGTCCATCAGCTTGCCTTCGGCGACCAGGTTGTCGCGCTCGCCGGCCAGCGCCTTGGCGCGTTCGTTTCGCTCGCGCCAATGTTGGTAGCCGGTGGTGGCGAGAGGTTCGTCATCCGGCTCGCTGGACGCCTCTGGCGACGCTGCTGCGGTGGCCGGCGGGGTGACTGCGCCCTCCCCTGCACTGGCCTGCCGCGCGGCGGCGTGGCGCGCGACCACGCCGGCCTTGCTGGGGTCGGCGGTTTCCGCCAGGCGGCGCTGGCTTTCCACGACCAGCACTCGCTTGCCGTCGTCGGTGAGTACCAGGCGGCCGGCGTGGCGAAGCGCAGTGACGGCCTGCGGCTTGATGCCGAGCAGGCGGGCGAAGCCGGCAAAGCTGGCGGTTTGCGGCGTCGTCACGGGGAAACCTCCACAACTACCTTCTTTTTCGAGCAGGAAGGAAGGTGGATTAGGGCGGGCGCGCGCGACTGTGCGGCACGTGTGCGGCGTGATCGTGCGGCATGAAATGGCGCGGGTGCTGGGCTGTGCGGCATGTGCGGCGTGTGCGGGTGTCGCGCGGGCGCATGTGCGCA